TACTGATTCTTTTAATTCTTCAAATTTAACCTTTACCTCATCTTTAGACAATGACAATAAATTTTTTAATTCTTCTTTTTCAGATTCATTAATATTCTCATATTCTTTATTGAAAGAATTAGATGCAATTTTTAACATTGATGACAATGGTATATTAATTGACTCTTTTACTACTTTAGACTCTTTTGTTGAAACAATAACATTCTTAATATTCTTCTTAGATTCTAATACACTTTCTAAATTTTTAATTGACTTGTTATTATAAACTACATTATCAATATCAGAGTAATTATTCATATCATCCTTAATGATTGTATCAATCCACTCGGACAATGATTTAATTTCATTATTACTCTTTTCAATTAATGATTGTAATTGTTCAATGGACTCATTAACATACTCTGTGGCAATTTCCTTATCAATACCTTTTTTAGATGATAAATCATCATAAATGTAATATATGTTTGATAAGTTTTTATTTTCCAAAACTTTTGTTTTGAAGTTCTTAAGATGTGACTTAAACCCTTCTTTGCCGTAGAGTTTAGCCATAGACTCTTCAATTTTAGTTTTTATAATACCGAATTTTGTCATAATATTTTTTTTTTAATAAATATTACGAATTTAACAACTCGCTCAATTTATCGTCTATTTCATTTATTGATTTCTTTCCTTTTGATAAATCTAAAGTGTCTACACCACTTAATAAGTCATCTTCAAGTATTAAATTTAAATCGTCCATGTTTCTTGATTCAGGTGCCAATTCAGGTGCTGGTGCCGCTTCTTCACCTCCGCCACCTAAGTCAGGTGCTGGTGGTGTGCTCTCACCTCCACCTATATCACCAAGTCCTCCGCCAAGGTCTCCAAATCCTGTATCCGCAGGTTCTGTTACTTCACCTTCAGGTGTTGCACTTCCACCTTCACCAGGTTTGTTACCATATAACTTATCAATATTTGCGAAGATACCTGTCTTAGTTATAACCTCAGCAGTCTTTTCAAGTTCTGCCGAAACTGCCTTTTCAATACGTTGTTGTTGGATATCCAATTTAATTTCTTCATCAGAGAATCCAAGAATGTGTTTCTTAGCCCATGATGATGAAACAGGTAAGATACCGTTTCCTGGGTCAGTAGTTGCATCACGATACAACTGAATCTTCTGTTGCCATTGTTCAACCTTAAGAAGGTCTGCTTGTGTTGATGGATTGGTAAGACCTAAAGTAAAATTATTTAATTCATCCTCAAAACCTAAAAGATAAAGGTGAATAATTGCAATTTTATTTAATTCTTGAATCATAGATTTTTGAATTCTATTAATAGTTCTAGCAAATCTAATATCCTGTAATGATAGGTTTTTACCGTCACCAACAACCTCTTCAAATCCCAAGAATGCCTTAGGAACACGAAGAGCAGTTAACAATTTCTTTTGAATGTATTCAATATCTGCAATCTCTGAAAGGTTCTGTGCACCAGGTAATGTATCAATTGGATTTGGTGCATTTGGGTCACGAACAGGAATAAAGTAATCCTGGTCTACCGCCATCTGATTGTATCTCAAATCCACATTACCGTTTGATGGGTCCACAATTTGGTCTCTTTTAAATTTATTCGCGACTCGGTTTACATATGGCTCAACATCTTTATCGTCCATGTTACCAACGAATATTTTAAATACCCTTCTTTCAGGCGCTCTTGATGTTCTGTATATTAACATCGCATCTTCGGCTAATAATAACTGTTTCCATATTCTTCTTGCTTTTTCTAACATAGAAGTACCATACGGAAGTTTTCGGTCGTCACCCAATAATCTAAAGTGGGCAATCTCCCAAGTGTTAAACTCCATATCCTTTTCTTTCCATAAGAACTTTAGAGCTTCGTTCTCTGTGGTTGTACTACTTCTATTTGGTGAATATTTCATACCTCTTTCTAATCTTTCAATCTGAATATTAGGAAGTTGTTGTCCACCCATAATCCCTTTTTCAGGGTCTAATTTTAAATAGACAAAGTTGTCACCAAACTTACAAGTATTTCTTGTCCACATAGGTAAGTTAGTATTAATATCAAGTCTATTGTTGAACAAGTCAGCAAGAACTGATTTAATACGTTTACTCTCTGAATAAATTTGTAATATAAATCCATCTTCATTTGTTGTTGTTGATTCTTCAGCGTATATATCTAATGCAGCAGATATTTCAGGAGTATATTCCATACTCTCATAATCATAATAAGACGCAAGTCTTGTTGGTTCGTAGTAAACGGCTTGTGTATAAAGATTATTTTCAATCTTTGTCCATTGTTGACCTAAATATAAAGATTGTTGTGCTTGAAGTTTTTCTCTTTCATAATCCTGTTTGTTAGGAGTCTTTAAGAGTTCTTTCTTATCAAACCTATATATGGGTGCTTGTTGGTCTAAAGTAGAGTCAGGACCAAATACTTGACCGAGTCTTTGCCATATTGTTAAATTGTTTTCTGCCATTCAAATACTTTTTACATAAATAGTATGAAATATTTAATTAAATTAAATATCACTTACCGAATAACCATAAATACTTCTCATAATCATTTCTTGATGGGTTTTGATGCATACCTCTATGATTATTTGAATTTGGCATTACCGGAATAGATGGATTAAAATCTTGTGATTTTTCTTTATATTCATTAGTAGATACAGACCAACTATCTAACATCGCCTTTGTCTGCTCTGTTACTTTTTCTAGTTGACTGAATGAACTTTCACCCACATATATCGACATCGCCATAGCCATAATAAGGTCATCATGTTGCCCTTTTTGGTGGTCAGGTCTACCATTTACATACACAAACGTACCCAATTCATTTAACAACCTATTAGAACGCACTTTAAAGTTATGTCTTAGAGCCTCCTCAAAAGCTGCAATAATCTGTACCCTTTTTGAATTAAAGTTTAATCCTGGAATCTTTTCATGCATTTTTGGATTATATTTCCATTTATCTGCCATATTAACACCGTCAACGTACAAATTTTTATAACCCATTTCTTGTAGTTTACGTGATGTTGACACACCCATACCTCCTGTAATATCAATTACAACAAAGGCATTATACATTGTTGCCCACTTAAATGCAACCTCAGCAGCAACGTCAGGTGGAATCTTACCCAAATACTCTAAAACCTGTTCCCTTTCATCAAAATCAACAATACAAAATGTTGTAAAGTCTTCAGAATCACCACGAGATACGTCAATACCCATAATATATTTATGACCTTCAATTGGTTCTTTCCATTGCCACATAGCACCACCCATAAACTTATTTTCAGGTTCCATAATAGTATTCTCTCTTAAGAATTCTACAGTCTCAGGTGGAATCACATTGTCACCTGAACCCAAGAAATTACATTCTAATTCCTGTGCAATTTTTCTACGGTCAAACTTAAGTTTTTTCGCCATAGACTCAAACCACGATGAGTATGGTTTGTAACCCTCAGAAAATTTTGATTTAATTTCTTCAAAATCTCTCTTCATTGGGTCTATGTGACCATATTCAATTATTATTTCATTATCGTCATAATCTTCTCTATTGAGCATATAATGAATAATATCTTTACACTTAATAAGTTTTAAATCTTTTGCATAACGAGGGTCACGATACCAGTACATTTCAGTAATACGGAAATCATTCATTCCTCTTAAGGCTTGGTCATAGATAGCATAATAAATTGCATCAAAACCATTAGGTGTAGATATTACTATTACCTTACCACCGGTAGATAACGATGCCATACAAGCAGACCAGAAATCATCATCCGCATCAATAAACGCGGCCTCGTCAAAAATAAGAATAGTTGGTGTATAACCACGCAAAGCATCTTTAGATGTTGCAACAGCTTTAACCTCACAACCATTAGTTAATTTAAAGTGTCTTTGTGAGTTCTTTTCTTGTGAAAACCCAACACCAAACCATCCTGGCCATTGGTCAACAAAGGCTCTAACTTTGTTTGCCATCTCCATAGATGTGTCTAATTTGTTGGCAATAATAAGAATTTTTTCAGGTTTTGTTTTAGATGCGGTAACCAATCTTTTTGATACCCATGCAGATGTTACTGTAGATACACCTGCTTGACGATATTTTAAGGCAATGTTTTCCTCAAAACTATCGTAGTCATTAATTAAATGTTCTTGGTCGGGAAATAATTCTAACGGAACGTAACGAGATTGTGTATTATCGTATGTTTGAAGGTAAGTTTTTAGAGCGTATGGAGTATCCTTTACACAACGTGCATATTCGAGTATAGCCTGTTCTCTTGATAAACCCATGTTCTCATTTCTTTACTTTTTATACTGCAGGACCACCAATACCTAAACCATCCAAGAAATCATCTAAATCAAATCCTTCATCATCGTCTCTAAATTGACTCATAGACTTTTCGTATTCTTCGTCTTTAATTTCTTGTATGATTTCATCAACCATGGCTCTTACCGCCTTCTTACCATCTTCACTTCCAGATAATATTTCTTTAGCCAATTCAAAAAATTGGTCGGTACTAATTGCTGAAAATCTTGAGAAAAGATAATTTTGTATTTCCCTCATATCTTCTTCAAATAATTCATCAGGATAAACAGATAAGAATTTCTCCCAAATTACAGGACCTAACCTTAAATCCCATATTTCATATGGTAACGTATCTTGAGACGCCATAACCATTTCAGCTTGCTTTGGGTCATCAGGTAATCCTTGAGTTCCCATAATTTCATATACTCCTTTTAATAATTCATGGATTAAAACGGGGAAGAACATTCCTTTTGCTTTAATAGTAACAGGGTCAGTAGAATCATCTATCTCTTCTGAGCCGGCAACTCCTTGACCTGAACCCGCCATCATTTGTGCTGCTTCATCAGGCATAATCCAATAAACCAAATCGTTAATTGACATTAATACACCATATAAATTTAACAATTCAGGATTTAATCTATTCAATTCTTCTTCCACCAAACTAAACATATAATGTCCCTTTTTTGATGCTCCCTGTATTAATGAATTGATAAATCTTCTTTTAGCCTTTTCCATGTCAAATTTATCAAAAGCGGCCATAAAATTATCTAAATCTTCTTCAGCCTCATCTTCAGAAACACCAAAGTTTTGTTCAATATCTTCTGCTGATGGTTCTTCTGATTGTTTTCTCATTTTAGACGTATCCATCTGAGATGGTGAACCAATTAATTCAACATCAAATAAAAATGCGTCATCAGGTATCGACATTTCTTTTTTAACAAGGTCAACTGCTAAGTTTTCTAAATATTCTTCATTACCATTTTCAATAGCTTTTACTTTTTGAACCGCCTGCATCATCATCATCTGAAGTTGCATAAAGGCGTTTTGACCTGCAATAGTCTCTAAACCTGTATATCTTTTTACTTTGTCAACAACATCTTTAAATCGTTTAGATGCAATTAACTCTTCAAAAGTATTATCACCTTCTTGTTCAGGAAATGCTGGTGAATCAGACAAAGGTGTTTCTCTATCCTCAATTTTTTTTTGTATGTCTGGAGACATTCTTTCCGGATTGTCACCGTAATCTACCGGCATTTCTTTAAGATTTTTTTTCATCGTTAAATTCTATATTTAAATTATCAAATTGTAAAAATGATGGTAATTGCATTGTAAATGTCTCATCATCTTTTTTAGCTTTTGGTGCTGGAACATGTTTTGGTTTTGTCCAAGATGGTTTATCAGGCTTTGTACGAGTAGGAGTTTTTACAGGAGCCTCTTTTGTACCTGGACCTGCCTCTACAATATTCATTAAATCTTTCTTTGTCATAACGGGTGTAATGTGTTTTTGAACTAACTTAATCAATGATTCTTCAATCATCTTTACATTACGAAGATAAGATTCTTTTTTTGTATTTTCAACTTTAGTTGGTAAGCCTTCGTGTTTTGTACTTGCAAAATCAACAACGTCTGAAGGTTTCATTTCTTGAGCCACTTTACCAGCCTTACCTTTTATAGGTAAATCACCATCTTGCATTGCCTTTACAACACCCATAAATTTTTGTTGTTTTTTTGAAACTGCCTTTTCTTGTATTTCTCCCTCAGTTGGCATTCCATCATCGGCGTTGTTATAACCATCGTTACTAGATGGACCTTTATCATTACCAGGACCAGCACCCGAATATGGGTCTAAACCGACTAATTCATCGGCAGCATTGTCTAAATTAGCATCTTCAGAAATGTCTTCAGATGTGGTAACCGTAACCGAACCATCATCATTAGGACTTACAGTTCCATTTACATTTAATCCACCCTGGTCTTGTTTAATCTTGTCAACCTCACTTTTACTATATGTTGTTTTTTTAAC